TGCAGCAGTAGAAAATAACGCTGCAAACATTGAATATATGTCAGTTACAGCAAATTTGGCTAGAATTACTGATCCAATTTCTTCAATTGCCTTGACATTGCCATCAGGCAATTATGTAACAGGTTCATCATTTTATCTATACGGCATCAAAAACTCATAAGGAGCAATAACAATGACAACAGAAATACTGACTAAGGTAACGGTAGATTGCTCTACAGGAGAGCAAACTATTGAGCCGCTAACAGCAGATGAAATCTCACAGTTACAAGCAGATCGTGCAACGGCAGCAGCCAATCAAGCAGCCGCAGAAGCAGAAGCAACCGCTAAGGCTGAAGCCAAAGCATCAGCACTTGCTAAACTTGCAGCGCTTGGTTTAACAGAAGAAGAAGCGGCAGCAATAGCGGGCTAATTATCGGGAAAGGAGGTCTGCAATGGCTACCACCTATCGGTATTTATTCGTAGACCTTCTGACCAATACGATCATTGCCGAACTGCCCTTAACGGGTGTTGCGTTCACCCAGCAACTCAATCAGGCTGGAACTTTTAGCGGTCATTTAATGCTCTCGGGTATTAACACCGACAAGTTTAATGTTGACGCATCTACTATCCCAGGCAAGTGCGGTCTTTATGTTGACCGCGATGGCATCCTTGTTTGGGGCGGTGTGATTTGGGGCCGCCAATACAACAGCCAGGACCAGGCTTTGACTATCCAAGCCCGTGAATGGATCTCATATTTTGAACGCCGCCGTATTACAACAACCGTAGATTTTGCGGCTATTGACCAGTTAGTTATTGCCAAGACCCTAATTGAGGACGCTCAGTCCGTTCCCTACGGTGACATTGGAATTGGTTACAACTCGGCGGGCCAAACATCCTCAGGCATTTTGATCGACCGCGTTTACTATGACTACGAATTAAAGAATGTGTTTCAAGCAATCCAGGATTTAAGTCGCCAATCAGATGGTTTTGATTTTGACATTGACATTGAATACGATCCTGTAACCGATTTACCTGTGAAATATTTCAACACTTATTATCCTCGAAGCGGCCTTGTCTACACCGTAGGCGACCCACTTTGCCCTGTGTTTGAGTTCCCTGCGGGCAATATTGTCGAGTATGAATACCCCGAGGATGGATCAACTACCGCCAACACAATCTACGCAGTTGGCGCAGGTTCTAATGAGGGGAAGTTAATCTCCACGGCTTCCCATCCGACTATTTTCACCGAGGGTTGGGCGCTACTAGAGGACCAAGTTAACTACTCAGATGTGACGGATCAGACCGTTCTAGATAACCTGGCTATGGGTGCTGTGAACGCATTTGTAACCCCACCAATCACCATGAAAGTTGTAGTTCCAGCGTTTGTTGATCCTGTCTACGGTACTTATGAAGTTGGCGATGATGCACGCATTATTATTTTAGACGACCGCTTTCCCAACGGACTAGATGCCATCTACCGCATCGTTGGATCAAGCGTTGAGCCTGGCGAGGATGGCCCTGAGCGGGTTACCCTTTCCCTCACAACAGGCACAGAGTCGGAGACCGTTTAATGCCATACATTAATCAACCGCCAAGTATGCAGTCTTTGTTTAACGATTTAAGCAACCGCATCGCCAAGTTGGAAAACGCACAACGCTTTACTGCACCCGATGTTCCAAGCGAGCCGACCTATCCACGCGTAGGCGACATCATATTTGATAACACAACTGATCAAATGAAGTATTGGAATGGAACCGAGTGGGTTGTATTTGCTGATGACTATCTTGGCGTTCCCAAGGTTGCCTTCACTTCAACTTGGAGCGGCACAGGTTTAACTTACACAGGCAGTCCAGCCACAGGCTACTGGTCCCGCGTGGGCAAAATGATCACTTACACAATTCAAGTCAATTGCACCAATGTTACAAACTTTGGCACAGGCGCTTATTCTTTGACTTTACCAACTGGCCTCACCCCTAGCATTCACACCTTGATTACTGGCGGACTTCACCACAATGCAACTGGAGATCATTATTTGTTGTATATGGATGTGGTTCCCAGCACGCTAACTTGTGAACTGTATTATCCACAAGCAAATGGAACCATGGCGGACATGGACCACAACAGCCCTCATACATTACAAACTGCTGATTATTTCTATTTTACAGGCACATATTTCTTAACATAAGTTATTATTACAACATGACAACTAACGAATGGCTAGGTATTGCTGTAGCCGTCAGCACCCTTATTGGATCGCTTGCTATAGGCGTGCGCTTCCTAGTTAAACATTATCTTTCTGAATTAAAACCCAACGGAGGCGCAAGCCTTCGAGATGAGCAAAATAGGCAAGGCGAAACCATCAAACGGCTGGAGAACCGCGTTGACGAAATTTATCGCTTGTTGCTTAATCGCGCTTAGTTTAACTGGGTGCGGTTACCAAGGATGGGTTCGCTACCCTTGCCAAGAATATGAAAACTGGTCAAAGGCTGAATGTAATTCGCCACAATGTGAAGCGACTGGACAATGCACAAAAGATCTATTACCGAATGTGGAAACCAATGAGTAGAAAACGACTAACTCCCGAGGAACTGCACGCTAGACTTATTGTAACAATCGGCATTCTGCTTGCCTTGGTATTTGCAGGTTCAGTATTTGCCATGCTTTATGCCTTGGTGTTTGTGACTCAACCCTTGGCCCAAGCCCCAAATGATGCTGCCTTTATTGACCTAGTTTCTACCCTTTGCGTGTTTCTTACAGGAACGCTTTCAGGCATACTGAGCGCTAATGGGTTAAAATCTAAACCAAAACCAAAGGAGGGTGAAATTGATGAGCCAACGCGATGAGTTTGTAGCGGTTGCTTTGAAAGAAGTGGGAACCATAGAAGGTCCCAAAGATAACGAAACCAAGTATGGGGCCTTCACTAAGGCTAACTTTCTACCTTGGTGCGGATCGTTTGTAATGTGGTGCGCTAATCAAGTGGCGCTAAAGGTTCCAAATTGCGTGTCCACTCAGGCAGGGGCCAAGGCATTCTTAGATAAAGGTCAATGGCAAGCAGCCGAGGAAGCAACTCCGCTGCCAGGCGATATTGTTTTCTTTGACTTTCCAGGAGATGGGATTGACCGAATCTCCCACGTTGGCATCGTTGTGAAAGACAATGGCAACGGCACAATCACCTGTGTCGAGGGAAATACCAGTTCAGATAAAAAAGGCAACCAAAGAAATGGTGGCGAGTGCTGCCTAAAGGTTCGCGCTTACAAGAAAAAGAACGGAAGCAAACTAATCAAATCGCAGCCTGTAGCAGTTGTAGGCTTCGGTAAACCAAAGTTCAAGGAGACCAAATGAACGCCAAGTTAAAAGCAGCAGTTGAGTCCTACGCACGATCCTTTGTGGTTGCGGCTATTGCCGTTTATTCAGCAGGGGAAACAGATCTAAAGGCCATCGCTATCGCTGGATTAGCCGCAGTTGCTGGCCCAGCCATCCGCGCAATTAACCCTAAAGACCCAGCCTTTGGCTTTATCGCCAACGCTGTAGACGCTGAGATTAAAGTGCTTGCAAAGAAATCAGCCAAGAAAAAGAAGTAATTAGCCTCTGAAAAGCACCCGACACCACCCTGTCGGGTGCTTCTTCTTTTCTAAGTCTTGAGGTAACCTTTATGCTATAGGAGGCAACACATGGCACTCAACGATAAATTTACGGAAATCCTATCAAAGCGGGCAATTCGCCGAACAACAGGTTCTTGCGCGTATCAAGATATGTATAACAATCTTTCTGAAGCAGATAAAAAAGCAATAGATGATGCGTGGGCAAAAGGTTATCCTTTAAACTTGGTTGTACAGGCTTTGCGAGCAGATGGACATAAATGCAGTTCCGACACCATGAGATCACATAGGAACGGCACTTGCAGATGTCCCAAAGAATAAAAAAACTGCTGAAAGAACGCGGTCTTATGTATGGTGATGCAGAAAATAACTTCACCGCCATTGGCCGAGGCTGGGGTGCAATTCTTAACATAGAAGATATTCCTCCTCACCAAGTGGCTTTAATGATGGACTTTCTGAAAACAATCCGTTGTTCAATTAATCCAACTCATGAGGACTCCTGGCAAGACAAAGCGGGCTATTCAGAATTAGGTAAAAGGATCGCTCTAGATGAGTCTTAAAGATCAATTTGACGAGATGCCCGAAGGCGTAGAATCCAACGATGTAAAAGAATTACGCCAGGCCATGCTTAGATTACAAAAACAATTAAAACAATCTAAAGAACGCAATGAAGATTTGGTATTTGCCACCAGGCAAGCCGCCTACGATGCCATGTTAACTTTTGGCAAAATACCCCCAGTACCTCCAGTTGCAATTGATAAACGCAAAGCCAAAGGTGAAGTCGCGCTGTGGCACATGACAGATTGGCAAGGGGCTAAACGCACCGTAAGTTATAACTCTCAAATTATGCGCAAGCGAGTCATGGAATTTGCCGAGAAAGCAGTGCGTATCACAGACATTCAACGCGCTGATCACCCTGTTAAAGAAGTAACCATCGCTTTTGGTGGCGACATGGTTGAAGGTTTGTTTAACTTTCCAAGCCAGGCATTTGAAATTGACAGCACTTTGTTTGAACAATATGTAAATGTTTCACGCCTCTGCGTGGATGTAGTCAGGTTTGCTTTGGCTAATTATGAAAAGGTGACGGTTGTTCCTGAATGGGGCAATCACGGTCGCATAGGTTCTAAACGCGACAATGTTCCGCGATCGGACAACTTTGACCGTATGTGTTACGAACTTGCCCACCAGTTGCTTCAAGGGGAGAAGCGCCTGGTGTGGCAAGACTGCCCCGAAGATATTCAGCGCATTGAGATTGGCAACTACCGAGCGCTCTTAATCCACGGCGATGAAGTAGGGCGCAACGGTTTCGCTTCCCCAGGTGCAATTGTTCAGCACGCAAATAAATGGCGATCGGGTTCTTACCCTTGGGAATTTAGAGATGTTTATATTGGTCACTACCATACGCACGCAGAATGGTCGATGGCCAACGGGCTGGGTGCGGTTTATCAAACGGGTTCAACGGAGTCCGACAATCGTTATGCAGGTGTAATGCTTGCAGCCAGTGCAACCCCATCGCAGCGCCTTCACTTTATTGATCCAGTAAAAGGCCGAGTCACTGCGGCTTACAAAGTTTGGTTAGATTGATCCTTCAACTTCATCCACAGCGTCATCAAGAGTGCGTGGATGTTCTCTAGAGCATTGCCCACATTGTTTGCACATTAATCGTCGTCGTAATCATCGCCATAATCACTTGTAATTAAGCGCATGTCGGCAACATCGACACCGTTCTCTTTTGCTTTATCCATTGCTTCTTTAAAAGTAGACAAGCAGCGGCTGGTTAGGTCGGTAACCATGTCGGGATATTGGGCCTCGGTTCCCAACTCAACGGCAAGGCCACCTAGACGGATTGAAATCTGTGAATAAGCCATGTGGACCCCCTTGCCTGAAATTATGCCCGTAATCAGCCATGTAATGAATGCGGCGCGCCAATAAAAGGGTCCTTCCAATTCTGTAATCTTTATGGCAACCTAGCCTCACCAGGGCGAAAGCCCCTTAACGGAAGGAAGGTCCATGGCCGAGAAATACAGCCTGGAAGACTATGAAACGGTGGAATCGCGTCTGCGCCGCCTGTACGAAAAATACCCAACAGCCCGAATGCTTACAGACCTGGTTTACCAGGATGAACGGCGCTTCATCACGAAGTCGTTCTTGTATCTAGATCCAAAAGACAGCACGCCGCACTCAACTGGTTTTGCAGAGGAGATCGTTGGAGCAGGGTTTGTAAACAAAACCTCAGCCCTCGAGAACTGTGAGACCTCGTCAATAGGGCGATGTTTAAGCAACTCAGTCCTTTGCCTTGGCGCACCAGTTGGCAAGCGCCCTTCTCAAGAAGAGATGCAAAAGGTCGAACGATACAAAACCGAACCGCGCAAGGCTCCAGCGAAAAAGATGTCCTGGACCGATGATCAAATCAAACTTGCGGAAGCGGCAATTCAAACAGTCGCTGCTATGACTGACAAAGAAAAGTTGCGCGAGTTATGGACCAGCAGCACCGAGATTATCGATGCGCCTATAAATGGCACCACTTTAAAAGATGTAATTAATAATCGAGTGGCAGAACTCAGCGCATGAACGACAACTTGGAGTTGCCTCTCACCCCGTACGCAGGATCGTCAGGCTGGTCAGGAACACAAACCAGTCAGGATCGCGCAACGCAGGAGGACCGCGATGGCACAACCAAAGGTCGTCAAAGCCTAACTTTGCGCATTATTAACGCATCAAAAACTTATGGAATGACCTGGAAAGAATTAGCCGATGAAACAGGCTGGCATCACGGCCAAGCCTCAGGCGTTCTGTCCGTCTTACATAAAGAAGGATTGATTGAACGGCTCACCGAAAGGCGTGGTAAATGCGCAGTTTATATTGGGCTACATTCAGTCAATGGGCGCAAAACATCAGTTCGTAAAATCAAATCGTGTAAGCATTGTGGAGGTGCGTTATGAGTGACAAAACAAAGAAGTTTGAACCGAGTGCTGGCTTTGTGGTTTCAGTCCACATGAACAAGTTAGGCATCAGGGCTGTGGCCGCTGAGTTGGACGGCATCTTTGCCGAGGTTTTGGCGGAGGCTATGGATAAGGCTGGCT